GATGAGTCAAGAAACAATAGAAAGCCACAGTTGAAATGAAGAATATTAAGATCATTAATTAATCCTTTAATAAAATGGCACATAAACTAGGCCTTTTAATTCAGGATCAGCAACAGCAAGCCTTGAATGTTCTTTCTGAATTTTACCTTCTTTATTAAGAAGGTGCGCTAATTCTTGTGCTGTTTTGAATCTAAGATCAGATAAAAATTCATATCTCACAAAGGCTTCTTTAATTAAAATTTCCAAACTCTTTTCTTCGGAATCATTTTTAATCAAAATCTCATCACCTTGTTTCATAAAACTTCCTTTTGGCATTCCGCCCTCGTGTTCCATAAAAAATCAGCCTCTTCAGGCGACCTTCCTGGAGGGCTTTCACCTCCACATTCACACATGACAACCCAATAATTTGAATTATCAGGCTTAAAATTAAGAACGTGTTCACTTCCACAAAACGGACACGGCTTCAGGGTGTTGGGGTTAGTCATATTCATATAATTGCCTCGGTGAGAGTTGAACTCACTACTTCCCGTATTGGAGGCGATGGCCATCGCTTGACCGACGGGCTGTCTTCCAGTTGACTTATCGAGGCCCAACTGGATTTTCCTGATCCAGCGAAGGGCGGGCTTACGTCGGTGCTCCACACCGGTTGCAACATTTCAAACTTCACTCCGGCCTGACGGTGTTGGGGGATGGGGTCATTCCCAATCCTTTCGAACGTCCTTCAGTTGTTCGCGAAAGAATCCTCTGCTTGTCTGACCAAGAGTGAACTTGCTGCAAACTTCTTCAAGCGTGTTCTTCTCAATGAAGCTCCCGCCGTCTTGGCAACCCCATCCGGTGTAATCGCACCAGGCGGCCAAAAATATGAATTTACCGTTTTTCATCTTAAAGATGCCTTCCCAATGCTCACCATCGTTCTCACCATCATGTGAAGCGATGATCGATTCCACGTCGTCGATCTCGCATCCAGCGCAATTAAAAGCTGATTTCCAATCAGAATCTTTTTTTAATTCATAAATAGTCATTCCAACGCCTCCCTCAAATACTGCTGAATATCCTCACGCCTTCCGCTTGATTCTAGATGCTCCAAGGCTAGCTTCGTGGCGGCGTGGAGTTTGTCATACTTCTCGTCGAGGTATTGGAGGATTGCATCAAACTTATATTGAGTAACTTGCCACTCTTCTTTTGGCGGCTTAGCATCGAGTAATGCGCAGTAGATCTCTTTAATCCGTTCACTGGGTTTCATTTAATCCCCCAAATTAAAACCCACATCACTTTTGAAATGAGATGGAGCGCTTGATCTGTGTGGATTCCATAATGATTGTCACACTTAAAAAAATCAATAGTTCCATGGGCAAATGCTTCGCACAATCCTAACCACCAAACGCCCGTAGCTAGAGCAACGCCTGCTCCATGAATCATGGCATGTGATCCTAACCAATACATCCACGACGGTTGAAAAGTGGCTCCGGGAGGCGGCTGAGTTCGATTGTGCCGATTCTTTCCTTTGGCCATCGTGTCGCTTTGTAGAGCAAAATCACAAAACGCATGAGAACAGAGAAGCCACCAAAAAATTTGAATCACTTAATCCCCCTCTTCGCCCGCTCGGCGAGCAATTCATCTGCTATTATTGCCGCATTTTCAGCAATTTCTTCAGGTGAAAATTGACGCGAATCAAAACTGCTCAACGCATGCGCTGCGAAGAAGTCCCACAGAGTCCAAGGTATGGGGGGTGGATAATACTCCTCTTTAACCCTTTCCAAATAACATTTGCGACACAGTTCTGAACCATTTCCACAACTCCATTCTGTTCGGCATCTTCTACAGGGGCTCATTCCAACGCTCATTATATTTCTCCAGGTAAGCCTCACGCTTCTTTTCAAATTCTTCCCAAATTGAAGTGCCGCAGTATTCAGGATAAATTAATTCTTCAGCTTTATCCAAAATCTCCTCCGCCTCCTTCACCCTTTCGACAAGGGATCGAATCATTTTTACTGAAGCCGGACGCTCATAAGCGATCAAGTCATCACTGTTTTCAATAGCGGTTGCTCGCTGTAAAATCTCATCAAGGTTCATATCTTCCTTTAATAATCAATCCGCCCGCAGTGCCGGCAACGAAAGCCTAGAAATTGAATGCCATTCTTTGTGACGTGTTCGGGAGATCCGTCATTGAAGCCGAAAATGTGGGCGATGTTATGGAGGAGTGTTTTCAGCTTTTTCATTTGATTGTTCCATTTTGGCATAGACAAAAAATCTGGACGGAGTGGGCCAGGCTACCGGTTATTGGGCTCCGAAGAGCACCTCGCACACTCCGAAGACCGCCGAGGCCTCGGCGGCTTGTCCAGACTCCGATCTAGGCCGGAGTCGAACCGGCTTCTTCCACGTGCTCAAGGCAGGCCAGAGGTTGTTTCCTTTTGATGTAGCCCTGCTATCTTCTAACCCATCAAAAGCTTATGCAACTTGACTTGTATGAGATACCTATCACGCAGTTACTCTACCGATTGAGGTCTAGATCTTGCGCATGGAAAGGGATGGATTTGAACCACCGCGGGGCCCAGAGGCCCGAGAGGTCTGGACCTCCCGCAATCGACCAGCTCTGCCACCTTTCCGAACATGTTCAGTCTTTATACATGTCCTAAAAACGTGTATAAAATTCAGTGTTTTTTATACATATTCAAAGCCTCGGCTGGATTCGAACTCAGCATTGGCCCTCGCGGACCTCCTTGCGGATTGGTTTACCATTTAACCTACGAGGCTTACCTTAAAACTTTATTCCTGCTCTTGGTTTCAAATTCAAATCAGACTTCTTTTTCAATACTGTTTTAGTCGGCGTTGCCGGCTGTAACACTTCAACCAAATCAAGGGACTCTATAAGACGATTAATCCGATCATGCGCATAGTCGAGTTGCTGTCTCATGAAACTGAGATTCTCTTCTGCATATTTCAAGCGAAACTTCATTTCTCGTGCCTCTTGTCCCCAAATCATTCTACCTCTCCAATCTCGTCAGTGACGAATATACGAATCTTCGCGGCCATTTTTTCGGCTTCTGCAAAAGTTCTATATAGGCCGGCAAACGCGCGATAATGAAGAATCATAAAGTCATCTACGTGAGATGTGATTTCAATCGGAATTCCATCCCTACCAATATAATAAAAACTTTCTCCAACTTTAGGCATCCACCTCACCTTCCTCGGCGGAGGAGGGACGGGCATCCAGTGAGTCACACCAAAAGATTGCCAATCAAAGGGCGCCTTAAACAATCTTGGTAAAAACAGATCCGGATCGTAACCTAAAACTCCTTGTCCATCCTCTGGTTGCCTCTCATTGATGTCGATCCAGTCCATCATTTCTTTTCCTTTTTCTTGGCCTTGCCGGCCGTCTTATAGGCGATCGCCACTGCCTGCTTCACTGGCTTGCCCGCCTTGACTTCGGTGGCCACGTTTTGGCTGATCGTCTTTTTGGAAGACCCTTTTTTCAGAGGCATGATTTTACCTTCCTTTGGGAGTTCTGATTCTAAATCAAAAAACGCAATCATCATAATTGACCCATCTTTTACTTTAAAAAAGTGTGGATCTTTCAGAGGTGTTTCAAAGAAATCTGACAGTGATGGATTGTTTTTAGTCATTACTTACTCTTTGATATCTTGCGATTTGACAGTAAGGATAAACCATCTTACAAGTCCCCTCGACTAATTGAAGAGCTATGCAATCAAGATTTATTTCATCTTTAGTGACGCTTCCACCGCACACAAAAGAGCAAAGATCGCTAGAATCATTAAGATATATAGAATTGTTTTCATTTACTGCGCCTAAAAGGCTTATGAACTGTCCTTCATTAGCTTTTAATTCTATTGCAGCTTCATTTTGAGTTGCTGTAATATTAATTGGAAAAGTGCATCTTTCGAGCTCACCGGTGCAGCCTTCAACGCATTTGAATTGACCATTTAAATCTTTGAATTCAACGCCGGCGCCGCAAGCGCTGAAAAATAATAATATAAAAAATAATGCAAAGATCTTTTCTTTCACGGCATTCTCCTTTGTTGACTTTGTTTTAATGTTGTGTTAAATTTTTTTTATTAATGAGTTGAAATTACATTGTCATTAATTCTTTTATCAACATTATTTTCTTTCATGATGTTATTTAAATGCTGATTTGCCATTACCATTATTGAATCAAGAGTGTCTGCAAACATTTTAGAATCTGACAACATCATCATTTCCATTTGAGCTAAGATTGTTTCTTTAATTATACTCATAATTTCACCGCCATTTCACCATTCATCACCGTTGATCCGTCTTCAATAGTTTCCATGTGCCAATTGGTGATTTGAAATTTAAATTTTATTTCTTTCTTAGCCTTATCTAAGGCGCCGCACAGCTTATTGATAGTTTTGAATTTCTTTGCGATTATCATAGACAATTTCTCGAGGTGATAGTCAGTTGTCTTTCCTTCTGTAGGAATCAGCTTCGATTCAGATCGGGGCTTTCCTTGGTCTTCAAGAGGCTTCAAGAACTGGATCGGCTGACATCCGGCCTTGAATTTCTGGACTCCTAAACGCACATCAATAGTTTGATCTAATATTTCATCTTCAAAATCGGAAAAATAATCGATAATATTCATAAACTTTGTCTCCTTTGTAAGCGTTTAATTAAATAGTCTCCAATCCTGCCACAATTTTAGCCATCCGCAGTGAATCCCCAGTCACTTTATCTGCCATCGCCCCCTTATTTTGGAGGATGGTAAGCACATATTCGTCAACCGACATCGGAATGGTGATGTCGTAGTAAACCACTGTTTTGCTCTGTCCGGTGCGGTGGGCCCGATCTTCCGACTGCATCCGGGTTCCATAGTTCCACGAGTTGCCGTAATAGATCACGTTGCTGGCCGCTGTGAGGGTGATCCCTTCCTTGGCGGTCTCAATCTGGGCCAAAAAGATGCAAGGTCCTTCGAAGTGCTGGAAGGTATCGACCAACTTCCCGCGCTGCTCGGCGTCGCCCTCGTAGTAGATCACCGTGTGCGTCTTGCTCAGCTCCGCTTTGAGGAGATCCACGTCGGCCTTGAACCAGCAAAACACAATGCTCTTCTCCGGCCCGATGTCCTCTAAGGTTTCCTTCAGCGCCTTTAGCTTCGTATTCTCTTTGAAGTGCTGAACGTGTTTGCTCTCGTCGTAGATAAATCCTTGGCACACCTGCTGCAACTTCTGAAGCTTCGCCGCGGCCGTGCTAACACTGATAGTTTTGTCCTCCAAAATAGCTTGGAGTCCGTGCTTGATGTCTTCGTAGGCTCTGAGTTGATCACCCCCTAGCTCGCAATAGATGCGCTTATAAACCTTTGATGGGAGGTCTAAGCACTCGGCTTTGGTGCGGCGCAAGCAGACCTCGTCCAGCTTTGAATTCAACTCTTTTAGGTTCTTGAACCGAACCGCCTTCTTGACTTCCTGGATGCCGTTGGCGGTGCGGACCATCATCTTTCGGAAATCCACATAGCGGTTGCGGAACGCGAAGAAGTTACCCAAATACCCGGGCCGGATGAACTCGATCTGAGTCCAGATGTCCTCCGGGGACTTGGTTACGGGAGTTCCAGATAAGATGATTCTGAATTGAGCGATCTCAGATAACTTGAGAGCAATTTGGGTTTGAGTAGATTTTCTTTCTTTGATTCGGTGGGATTCATCACAAACCACGGTGGCAAACTTTTTTTCCAATAACGGCGCTTCAATGACTCGCAGGCCATCGTAATTGATGACGTAAACGTCCGCATCTTTTTCAAGCTTTCCGAGGCGTTCATGATAGTTTCCCGTTAGAGATTGAAACCGAAAGTCATACCCAAACTTCTTGGACTCTTTCCCCCATACACTGACCACGGATAAGGGGCAGATAATGAGGACAGGGAAAGCGTCTTGATTCTGATCCTTTAATTGCTGAAGACGTTCAAGCACCGTGAGCGTCTTCCCTAAGCCCTGCTCAAAAAACAATCCAGCTTGAGGTCTATCATTAAAGAAGCTTAACCCCTCTTGCTGATGAGCCATTAGGCTTATATTGTTATTGAATTGTTTTTTGTCATTTCGAATCATTGATCTGATCGTATCTTCGATCAGAGTTTTTGTCAATAAAATTATCGATTGCTTGACGTAATGCTTCACTTTTGCTCAATCCTTTTAAAGTGCAAATCTCTTTAAATTTATTATGACTAAATGATGGTAGCTTAAAAGACATTCTTGTGTCAGAAAAAAAGTCAAGAATGGTCGACGTTACATTTGATTGTTTCATTTTATTATTTCGGCTCCTAAGATTGAAGCGGGAACCAATACGCGTGGCAATGTAGTTTCTGGATTAAAGTTTGTCTTCCAAAGATTGATAATTTGTCCTATCGAAACACAAGCATCGTTAGGATATTTATTTAATAATTTATTACAGTCCTCTTCATGAGTGCAGATTCGCACACGCTTTTTCCCAAATTGAGAGCTGAAATCAAACTCAGCAATAATTCGGAATCCCACGTCGCAGAGATTTTCAATTTTTAAGTCTAGGAATTCTTTGAAACTAAAGGGCTTCCAAGACTCCTCCTTGCGGAAAGCCTTGAAATTGATCGAGTCCCCAAACTCAATCTTTTTGGAAAATTCAATCGTATTCATTAGAAGGCTTTAGTTGAATCAACTCCACAATTGCAACCCACTTGACACCAATTCATAGCATGAGGCTCTTGCCTTAAAGAATCACTTTCTTCTTGAACCATTGCAGCCAACAAAAGAAGGTAATTTCTAGCATCCATGATTCGGCCTAAAATAGGCTCTGTATGTGTGATGTTTGTTTTAACATAATTTGTTATACTGTCAATGTGTTTCTTAAAAAAAACAGACCATACTTTCTTTGAATTAATGTCTAATTCTAATGCTATTCTTTTGAAGTTATCAAGCACGTCGTCTGATTGTGTGTATTCAGCCCTTTTTTTTCTCAATAAATCTTGTTCTTGTTGGATAATATTTGTAGCAATTAAATTAAACTCTTCTTTTGTCATAGACAATTTTTATCCTGTCTTAGGAGTATCAATAATTAATTAATTAATTAAATTTTCAATTTACTCCTCATAACTATTCTTTGAATAAAAAGCAATTGGATTTTACCAAATAAAAAAGCCCTGTCATATTTCTATGAGCAGGGCTTTTTTCTGGAGCGCGAGCGCTTTAGTTCCCTAAAGAAGCTTCTCCGTGATCTTGATTCTGGGTGCCATCCACTGGGCCATCCAATTTTTCATTCAACTCCTCAGCGGCTTCAAGAATCCATTGAGCGACACGCGTGCGTTGCTGGGAAGTGCTCAATTTTTGTAAGATATTGAGAACGCGGCGCATTGCCGTTAGTTCTAGGTTTGACGCGGTGTTGATTTGTGCTTTGCCTGCCATGACAGAGACTCCTTGTTGATAGATGGTTGATAGATCTGAATCTGAATGAAACATGAGAGGTCAGGCTTGACCCCTCGGATTTCCTGATTAATGATCCCCGCGCGTAGAGAGCATCCTTTCAGGCATCCTTGAATCACTCTGAGAACTTCGAAAGAATCGAGATCTTGTTTGTGCCAGCAATTCAAAATAACTTCCTTTGTTTTTGTTACTCGTTCAGTGGTGAACTTGCACTCTTTTTCAAAGAAAGTTTTTATGAATTCAAACAGTATCCCAATTAAATCTTTGTTCACATGACAGGTAATATATTAATCGCAATAATAATGTCAATGATTTTTACTCTAAGAAACCAATTAAATAGATTTCTTTTATGCTAACATTGTTTGGATTTATCCAGGGGAAGGTGAGCCTTGTTTCTTGATGTTCTTCTAGGAAGTTTGCTACCGCACAAAGACGATCACTTTCATCGTCACTTGTTTCTACTTCATTAATATATTTTCCTGACAATTCTATAAGAGTTTCATAAAGTTCTTTATACACATCTTTGAATGAACTATCTAACAGATAAGTCTCAAGCCCATTTGCACAATTATCATATATGACTAAAATTGATCTTTTATTTATTATTCCAGGAATAGAGTCGTTTATTTTTTTGCTCATAGACAACTTTCTTATTGAAAAGCGTGCGCCGTGAGAGGGGCAGAGGCCTTCTGAAACTCCTTCTTGACCACCTGGAGATGGATCAAATCAATCGTCGACTTCAAGGCGTTCTGCATAAATAAGTTGCAGAAGTCCTGATAAGACAGCTCAAACGACGTGCCCTCCTTATAGGAGTCTCGAATTGAGGTGAAAGTTTCAATCAACTTGATTGCCTGCTCTTCTGGGATTTCAAAACTGCACGTGCAAATCATTTAGGTTCTCCTTTTTGGTGTTGGGTTCAAGCACTTCCTTTTGGCTTCGGTGCATCAATCACTTGCACCGGCCGCGTTCCCTTCAGTGTAAAGAAAGGCTCTGCACCGTCTACGTTCATAGACAAAATCTTGATAGCGCAGTGATCGCAGACTGCAAAGTCCACGTAGCTTCTTTTGAAAGTTACATTAGGCGGCTCTCCTTCGAGGATGAAGGCCGTCTTCGTAAGCGCGAAGAAGAGGGAAGAGCGGCCGGATTTGTCGCAATGCGGGCAAACCTCGTAAGCAGAGTTGAGTCTTTTAGCTTCTTCAAACAGATCACTCATTGCAAGTGCCTCTCTTGAAAGATAGTGGCAATGTCTTTCATCTGCCCATTGTGGCCTGAATATCGCATCTGATAGGAAGCCAGCGCTAGGTCTTTGTGTCGGCTCAACACCTTTGAATTCTCTTTCGGATCATAAACAATGTATTTAAACCCCTTGTTCTGCCATTGCCTCAGTTGAACTATCTCGCCCAATCCTAAGTTATCAAGATAGATGAATTTTCGTGTGATCATACTCTTTTCTCCTTTTATTTTCCTTTCTTATTCTTGGAACTGCTCGTTCTCTTCCGGATCGAATTGAATCGCGAACTCCTGGCACTTCGCGAACTCCCCGGTTTGGAAGAAAGACGATTTCAGTTTCAATTCCTCTGCCTGCTCATTGATTTCCATCTGTAGGTTCTCATTGTTGGCTGCCAAATCCTCCTTGGCGATCTCGCACCATGCCGTGTCTTGCATCGAGTCCTCTAATTCGTGATGGAGTAGGGCGAGCTTATGGTTGTGCTGTACGAAGCTGACAATGAGGGCGAGGCATAGACAAATGTTTGTGATGATTAATATTTTCTTCATGGTAGTTCTCCGTTTATTTATTCACTAGGAAATTCATTATTCAGCTTTATTAACTCTGTTAGCGCTGCTTGAGCTTGTGCAATATCTTCCTTACCACGCGTAGATTCAAAGTGAGGATGAGCTTCTTGAGCATGCTCAATTAAAATTTTAATGGATTCAATTATTTGATTCGGTGTCATAGTGTGCTCCTTTTATTTATTAACTCTTTTATTATTAATTTAATATTACCTAATTGTCAATGTTAATTTTTGTTTCATCTGTGATGATGTGTTTTTATTAATCCCAATACCTTTCAGCAGTGAAGCCACAGTTAGATCCTGTTAAAGCGCGTGCTATATAGATACATCGATAATCATAGCTTGCCGGTATTAATTCACCTTGCTGATGAACTGATTCTAAGCCCAATGTCTTCGCTAAAATCTCTCTATCTTCTTTGGAATTATAATAGAATTGTTCACGCCTTTTCGGCGGGGACTGGATAGTGATCCATCCATTTGCTGTTCCTTTACCTCTAGCAACTGACCATTGAAGACCAGTTCTTTTCTTCAGTGCTTCTCTGATGATCTTGATTGTTGCACTTAAACTCTTGGCGGCTTCTTCGACTTGGTTATTAATGTTGGCACTCTGGTGTTCTTTCGATTCAATCTCCATTCCGTCCTCTAATAAGATAGACTCTAATATCTCATTGTTTGGCGTGAGAAACTTTAAAGCCTCTTCTTTGGATTCCGTTGTCATTTGTTCTGAACTTCCATTTTTAAAGAACTTTCTAGCTGTATACATTTCAATTCTCCTTTTGATGATCTTCTGTTGTCGTGGACAAATTGATTAATAACCTAACCAGTGCTCCAACACCTTCACCTTTACCCCTAAAGAATACCCATCCTCCATTCGAACAAGCTCACCAATAACCCCATCCCAGCTATCTTCGTTAAGAAACTGGCTCATTGTGCAGCCATGATCGTTGAGGATTTTATCAGCTTTGTTGTAAGTTATTTTTCTTTCTTCATTCATATTTATTCTCCTTATTAATTAAAGATTGAATGTTATTTGCAATCTACAATGATTATATTTAATCAATCTTTTTTAATAAAGTCAATGTGTTTTTTTAAGTTAATTAATTATTTTTTTAGTTTAATATTAATATATTGATAGAAAACTATTCATCTTCAAAAAATACCGTTGTAAGTTATTGATTTTGTTTGTGTTAAGAGTGAAAATCGATATAAGCTTTTGATATTCCACAATGTTATGGAATGCTGTGCTGCGTCATTTTATGACGCACTGCGTTTTAACATTTTTTTGGGTCGCTCTTAACAGACAGGACAGCGCCGGCAATTCTGGATTTGCCAAACAGCTTTTGGGAGATCCAGTAAACATCCATTTAACATGGGGTATTGCGACAGGAGAGACTAGAGCAATGCGGGTTTCCCAGATTAAAATTTGGAAAATTTGGAAAATGTTAAAATGTTATGTCGAAAATATGAATACGCCAGAGGAAAGGCAAAAACACCCTGCCAGCAAACTCAGGACTGCGTTGCCGCATAGACAAAAAACCTAATGTTATCAGTGTCTTACGCAGCTTTTAACATATAATAATAATAGAGTTTTTAATTAATATTATATATATAGTAGAAACAAGTTAATTAGGAATAACCAATTGTTCTTTTATTTCCAATAACTTAGCTTATGTTATGTCGATCTTAACAATTTTCATATAACGCATTGCGTTATATTAACATTTCAGAAGTTCGATTAACTGGCTTAACTCTTGCTTAAATTTTTTATAATATTACATAATGAATCTTATACGTAAATAAAATGAAAACATATAATGATTACAATAACTTACAAAGTTTCATTGTTAATACTGGAAGATAAGCCATGCAGTATTAATTTTTTACTTAGGTAAACAGAAACACACACCGGTGGTATTATTAACAATGATTTCATATACTTAACTTTTTTATAGCAGTATTAATAAACTTGGTATTAATGTTGCTTGCATAAAACTTGATCATCGAAAACTTTATAGAAACTGGGCATGACGGTTGGTCTCTTGGTGGTGGTGGCGGTGAGTGGCCTTCCCATCCATGTTCCCGTCGCCCACGATGCCCGGTATGTCCTCTTCATAATAAAAACAAAGATCACAAAAGCACAATCATCACTTACTAACAAAAATCATCAACCAATCACCAAACCCCAACCACAAGACATCCACCAAAAAGTTTAATTAATTATTTTTCTTATTGCTTTCCAATACTTCTCGCATGTATCATGCGTCCATGTCGGAGGTTCTAAAAAACATCGATCAGGCATTGGACATTAGCCTCCAAATGGGTCTTACCGAAAACTTTGCTTTCAATGAGACGGTGGTCGATTGGAGGAAGGGGATCTCGAAGGCCTACGAAGAACGCGACATCGTCAAGATGAAGCAAGAGCAGGCGCTCGCGGCGCAATATGCTTTGAACGAATTAGCCCATGAGGCGGATTCCGAATCGGTGCGGGCCGACGTCTTGAAGTTCATTTTAGGGCAGGCCGGTCATGGTGTGATTCAGAAGGTGGATCATACGATGGATTATCGCCGGATGCCTGACATTCAACTGCGCACCCTAATTCAGTCCAAATTGATTGAGATCAAAAGGAAGAACCCGAATTTCGACGTGATGGCCCTACTGCCCAAATTGTCCGGCCCCGCCATCGAGGTAGAGTGTCAGGACGGGGTTTACACCCAGGCCTCCCCGGATCAGATTGACGACGCGATGGTGCCCACCGATGAATGAAGCATTGGATCGATTATCGCATGAGGAGTTGGCGGATATAGCGCGAATCTTAACGCAGCAGTCGGACGCCTACGAAGAGGACAAGCTTTCTTTTTACCAGCCACACAAGGGTCAATCGGTTTTCCATCAGGCGGATTACAAGGTTCGCTTGCTGGTGACCGGCAACCGGTTCGGAAAGAGCACGTGCACGACGATCGAGACGATTTGGCTCGCGAACGGATTGCATCCCTACCATGCGATTCCGGTGCCGAATAAGGGGAAGTTGTACGGGGAGAGCTTCGACATCATCAACAAAACCTTGGGTGTGAAGTTCGAGCAGTGGGCGCCGCGGCATCTCTTGGACAAAAACAAACCGCTTGAGCGCAACGCATTGGGCCACACAACGGCGATCAACTGGGCGAACGGGTCAAGGACCGTCTTCGGCTCTTACGAGCAGCACGCCTCAAAATCGGAGTCCACAGACTGGGATTATGTCGGGTTCGACGAGCCGCCCCCGCGGGATATCTGGATTGCAAACTTCCGGGGCATTGTGGATCGGGGCGGACGGATGTGGATAGCCGCCACCCCCTTATCCGAAGCATGGGTGTATGACGAATTGTGGCAACCTGGCTTGAGCGGGACGAAGCCATACGTGTTTTGCATGTCGGGGTCGACGCACGACAATCCGCATTTGGATCAGCAGACGTTGAAGATTTTCGAAGGGGAGTTGAGTGAGTCGGAGCGGGCGACGCGTATCGAGGGGCAGTTCACCCGGCTGAAGGGACTGGTGTATGACACCTTCGAGCCATACCATTCCCTGATTGATCCCTTCCCACTCACCGAGGAGTACACGCTTTACGAGGGAGTGGACCCTCATCCGGGTAAGGCGAACGCGGTGCTTTGGAAGGCGATCTCGGAAGACGGCCTTCGATTCGTGGTCGCTGAGCTGAAGGCCGACAAGGGGATCGCCGCCCTCGGCAAGGAGATCGCTCGGATGCGCCGGCATCTCACGGCGGATGGGGCTTATCTGGCGCGGTCGATCGCCGACTCCTCGCTGAACCAGAAGGACATGATGTTCAAGATCAACCAGAAGGACGAGCTCACCCAGGCCTTGCGGGATTGTGGTGAGACGGTCTTTCCGGAGACAGCCCAGAAGAGGGATTGGTTGCGGCCTGGGATTGCGAAGTTGCGGGATTTGTACCGGCCGGTGCTGACGCATCTGGACGGAAAATTCGTGAAGCTGCCGACGCAATACGTGTTCAAGACTTGCGAAGCGTACCGGCATGAATTAATGCATTACCAATGGCCGAAGGGGGAGATCCTGGAGGACACGCTGCCGGTGGCGAAGAACAACGATTTGCTCGACTGTGATCGGTATATTGAATCGATCGCGCCTAAGTTCCAAACGCCGGGGCAGACAGGGATCATCTATCAGACGAAGGCGTATCAGAAGAAAAATTTAGATGAGCGGATGTACAGCAAATATTTCCCCGGCGCCGAGAAGATAGCCGACACGGAGAGCGCCGTTCGTTATCGCGTGCGAGACATGAGATTGAGGAATAAAATATGAGTAAGATTGCGGCGCCCGTATCACCCATTTACCGGATCCCGGAGTTGAACATCAACAAGCAGCAATTGGTGGAGCGGGGACTGGAGAGATACCAGGCTTTCAAACTGGATCGGCTAGACTGGATTCGGCGGCGCGAAGAGTTTTATCTGGGATGGGATGATTACGTGACGCCCATACGGAGTGGGCCTTGGGATGGATCTTCAACGCTCCACCTTCCGTTAACTGAGATTCAATGCAATGCCATGCACGCGCGGATTCTGCAAGCTTTTTTTGGGCTGGAGAATTGGGTATTTGTGGATCCGCAGGAGGAGCTGGATATTGAGCGGATCAAGAAGATTGAACTGCTCATGAAGTATATCGTGATGCGGTACGCGAATTACAACAAGGGCATCTACAACGCGGTGGATGATTGGGCTTGGGATTTGGTCACGGAGGGGGTGGGGATTCTTTCGCGGGATTGGACATTGGATCAACGGCGCTATATTTCGATCGTCGAGAACGAGGATTTTAAACAGAACAAGTTGGATCTTGAGCGGGCCTTGCAGGAAGAGTTGGAGCTGGACGAATACAAGCAGATTCTCAATGCCAGTAAGAAGTTTCCTTACAAAGAGCAGGAGATGATCCGCACCATCTTCAATGGGCCTACCGTGCACGCTGAGGACCCAAATTATGTTTTGTTCAAAGGCCTCGTGGTGGACGCCATGGATTTGAACCGGCACGAAACGGTGATCAAGGTCTGTTATTACAGCCGCGACGATTTGATCGGGTTCGCCCAATCGGGGTTCATGGATGAGGATGAGGTTGAGAAGATTTTAGCGTTCCCGGGGAATGAGATCGGTGATCCGGAGTTGTCCGGCCGGCAGCAATTGCAGGATTTGGCCACGGGGATTCGGACCTATCACACGACTTCGAACAAGGACCGATACGAATTTTTGCTGGTGTACGACACGGTGCCCTTGGAGCGGAACGGGAAGAAGGCGAAGCAGACCCTGGCTGATAAGGTGATCTATCATATCCACCGGCCCAGTCGCACGATGCCGCGGTGGACGTTCCTTGATCGGGCCTACTCGGACGGCAACTACCCGTTCCACATGGCTCATCTGTACAAGCGGCCCCGCCGCTCCATCGGCCGGGGCATGGTCGAAACCTTCCGCCCAATGAATGAGGGCATGGACATGCTGCTCAATCAGGGGATCGACGCGGGGATGCTGGCGAACCAACCGATGTTTGGGTTCCGCGGCAATTCGACGTTTGACCCGAAAGAGGTGCGGATCGAGCCGGGCCTGGGGCTCAAGATGGACGACCCGAACAATGATTTGCGCTTCTTCGATTGGAAGACAAATCCAAATTGGGGCCAGGGCTTCATGGGCCTGCTTCAGAGCTTCACGCAGCAATTCTCTTCGATTGGTCCCTCTTCTTTAGGTCAGGTCTCCGCGCCGGTGGGCCCTACCCGCTCGACCTCGGGCCTCAACTTCCTTTCCGCCCAAACTGATATCATCCTGGATGTAATCCTGAATCGCGCAAAATCGGCCTACAGTGACCTTTTGTTCGGTCTCTATATGGATTGCCTAGACCGGATGCCGGACGAGCTCATGGTGACCGTGGGAGGCTCAGACGGGGAATTGACGACCGAGGACGGCCAGGTTCAGCAAATCAAGCTGACCCGGAAAGAGCTACGCGCGAAAGTTCACTTTGGTTTGTACGCCAATTCACAGGCGCTTAACCGGCCGGCCCAGGAAGCGGCCGCGATGAAGATGGCGCAGTTCCTTCTTCAGCCGATTGGCCTACAGACGAAGGTGGTCACCCCCGGCAACGTCTACGAGATTTACAAAGACGTGGTGCGCACGCTGGGTAAACAGAGGACCTATCGATTCCTCACCAAGCCTGCGGATCAGATTCCTCTCCCGTTGGTGGATGAGCTCAAGGCCATTCTACAAGGGATCAAACCGGTGATCGTGATAAATGACCCTGAGCATCAAAAGAAGATCCAGGTGATGCAACAGTTGTTGAGTGCAGATCCATCGCAGTTAGAGACCCAGTATGGGATGATTCACCCGCAGGCTTTAGATATTCTGCAAGTGGTGATCAATGAGCATCAGCTGATGGTGGATACTTTAGCAAAACCGACGAATTTAGAGAATCCAACGGGTGCTCAAATTGGAATTGGTGGTAATCCGGAAGGGCAAGAAGGTGGTGTGCCAGCGCCGCAAGAATCGCCCATCCAGGCCTTGGGCGGCCAGCAAGAGCCCACAAATGCGGGTGCGTAGTATTTTAATTAATTAATTTTTTAATAAAAAGGGGATTAAAAGTGTCAGAACAAACCACAGAAACACAAGCTCAAAACGTTCAAGATTCAATTGAATATTCTCAAGAGGTTGAGCAGGCCAAGAAAGAGGGTCAGAAGGCGAAGGCAAAAGGTGCGGCGCCTACTGGTCAACCAAAGATTATTTTAGATCATAATCAAGAACAGTTTGCCAAAGCAACACTGCCATTGATCAGTAGCGAAGCTTATCGAGCCTTCAAGGATATGAAGACTCAATTTATCTCTCAGATATTGACCAATCCTTATTCTGCGCCTCCTGCGCATGTATTTGTTCCATCGAATAACGGAGAGAATCTCGCCTTTAACTGTGGTCGTTTGCATGGACTGCAAGAGTTTGAAAGAATTGTGGAAGGTATTTGGAAAATCTTTTTAAGCAATCAAGAAGACAAACCTAAGGAGAATACCAATGAATGATAGAAACACTTTTTTTATGAAAACATCCGGAATGCGTCCAGCCTTTGAGCGTAAACGATCAGATGGAGAAACGTTTAGCACAAAGAGCATTAAGCTGATGAAAGCGCCAAAATTGCCAAAAACCAAGGCTATGAAAATCAAAGTTCCGAAGTTCACCAAAAGTGACTTCTCGAACATGCCGAATCCCGGGAGATAATTATGGGTGATGAGAATCAAGAAAAAATAGACTTCAATCAATTGAAGAACGACCTGCGTTCATCTCAACAAGATTTGGTGGATCGTATCAAGCAAACGGTAGACGAGCAATTCCATCATGCAATCGATCACAAATTAGCTCCAATCCTCGAGAAGCAACAGAAGGCTGTTCGTACAGGAAAACAAGATTCCGTCGATCTGGAAGAGTTTGCGGATGAATTAGAGGCATTGGGTTTAGAAGGAAAAGATGGCGCGAATATCTTGAAATTGATCGATAAGGCGGTGAGTCGGAAGGTTCCTAAGTCTTCAGCGGAGGATTTGGATGGGGAAGTGGACCGACTTGTAAACGAAAAACTCTCAAGCAAACAAGCTTTTGAGAACCAGAAAAACGCTTACGACTATCAGGTGATGCGGGAATTTCCTGAGATCGTTGATAAGAATTCTGCTCTTTTTAAGCAAGCCAGCAAAGTGTGGGGGAGCTTTCCTAAGGATGCTCAGAATTTACCGCAAGCCATGGCACTTGCAACTCGGCAAGCGGCGTCAGAGCTTGGTTTGCTGCCTCTATCTTCGACTGAAATTATGGCGCGTGAAGGCCAACAATTCTCGAATTCGAATAAGGGTCAAGGCAAGGTTTCTGCCCAAGTGACCAAGCGCGAAGAAGAGTTCGCTCAGTTTTTCAATGTGAAGAATATGGATTCGTATAAGAAGCATTTAACTCGTATTCGTCATAACAAAAGTTCACAGACCGACGATTCTGATTATTAAAATAATTAATTAATTAAATTTTTTCCTTGCGTGATTTTTTGCATATCAAATATTTTAGAGGACATCATGGCACAAGAGCAAACTGTAGAGTCAAATCATGATCAGTTGCCAGCAAATTCAATTTTACGGCGACGGGGCCATGTGGGTGGTAAAAAGCAGATGGGAACTGGGGATCAGATTGGAATGTCAAATCTGTTGAACCTTGTGAAATCGAACATTATGAAGAGTCGATTTCATCGTCGTTATCTCTTAACGGTTCCTGAAGAAATTTTAAAGAAAAACCCGGATAAGCATTTCGTGTTTCTTGACATGAATGAATTGCAGAAAAACGGCATGCACCATCCGGGTGGTTATACTCTTTATAAGACAGTTTCTGATAAAGAAAATCTTAACAAAAGCACATTCGACGGCGGCGCCATTGATCCTTATATTCGACGCCGTGAATTGGTCTTAGCTTATCTGCCTAAAGAAGAACACGATTATCGCGTCTTTGAAGAGGCGGTAGTTCGAGGAAACTTTAAGTTAGAAGATTTAATTAATAAAAATATTCCCATCGAATTTAGTCCTGAAGCTAGTGTAGAAACAACTAAGGCTGGAGTCGATGATCATTTAATCAAAGAAATTCTTACTAATGAATCTGTCCGTCATCGTTTAGGTCTTGAGTCTTTAGACGTCAAGAATGTTGAAAAGGAATAAATATGGCAAACCAAAATTGGCCTAATGGCTTTATCCCTTCTGAAGATGAGCAATGCACCCGTGAGCATGAAATCTCTGCCACCAATGCTGAGATTGCTTATGGAGATTTAGTTGAGCGTCATACGGATGGTTATGTTCGTCCGGCAGTCGCTTCTTCAGTGCGTATCATCGGGGTTGCAGCAGAGCATAAAGCAGCTAACTCGGGTGGGACCATTAAGGTTTATGACGATCCAGAAACCGTATTTGTGGCTCAGATGGATGATTCTAGTTTTTCCGCACAAGCCGATCTTCAATATAACTATGATATCGTGGTGACTACTCCTGATTCAGCGGGTCGATCACGGATGCAGATTGATGCGTCTACCAAGGCCCTCACAGCTACCCTCCCGATTAAGGTTAGGGGATTGGTGCCCATCACGAATGCTTATGGGAATACACTTGGTGCTTATGCGAGAGTGTATTGCTTGATCAATAACCATATCTATAAATCGACTGGCGTAATTGGCTAATGAAAAAGGAGTAATCGATGGCTACGCAATTAAGGACAAATTTTACAGACTTTTTTGGGGCAGGTAAACTGCCTGAACTTGAAGCGGTCATTTATGCATTGCAGGACAATTATGCATCGATGATCCCCATGCTCTTCAATGAAATTAGTATGGATCGGGAAATTTACCAGACGACGACTTTGTCTGGTTTGTCCAATCCTACTCAGAAGCCTGAAAACTCTCCCGTCACCTTTCAGTCTTTGAAACCTGGCTTCAGCAAGACCTACACTGCGGTCACCTTTGCAGCGGCTTATCGCATCTCGAAAGAGTCCAAGAGAGATGGAAAATTTGATTTCATTTCTCGCGCTACTCAATCTTTCGCAAAGGGTTTTTACGAAGTTGAGGAATATACGGCTGCTAACATTTTTGACAACGGCTTTACGGTCAACGGATATGATGGTGTTCCTTTGTTCTCGACTGCGCATCCGCTTGAAAATGGTGCTTCGATAGGTGTGAACCGCCCGACGACTCCCTCAGCCCTTACGGTTACTTCTTATCGTGAGATGAGAAATATCATGCAAGATACTTTAAACGAAGACGGCCAACTGGTTCGCTATATGCCAAAGTACCTGGTTGTCCCTCAAGCTCTTCAAGATCAAGCCTGTGAGATTTTGAAATCTCAGTATGCGCCGAACAATGCGAATAACGCGATCAACACAGTGTATGAGCATACGATGGTTTTACCTCAGGGCTACTGGCCTTACCTGTCTTCCGACAACGCATTCTTTATGATCACGGATAAGATGGAGCATCACCTGATGTTCTTGCGTCGTCAAGAGTTAGAAGTGGAAACCAATTACGACAAATATTCCTTCGCGCATGAGATGATCGCCGATAAACGATTCACTGCCGGCTTCTCCAATTGGAGAGGTGTGGTTGGTAATCCTGGTGTTTAATAGGGGGATAGTATGGGAACGACAGTTTTTAAAGGCTTAGTGCAAGCAGATGGTTTTATCGGTGGGTTTTCAGAGCAAGTAGGTGGAAAGACCTTCTTTGTCAATAACGCCACCTCCGGCTTGCAAGAAGGTGCAGTAGGGGCTTCGGATGGAAATTCAGGGGAATCTCCTACTGAAGCGCTTTCAACCATTCAGGCAGCTATTGATAAGTGCGTGTCGGGCCGTGGGGATCGAGTCATTGTTTTTCCGGGTTCGTATGATGAGAATTTGACGATCACCTCTAAAGATTACGTTACGATTCAGGGCGCTTTGAGTGCGGGGTACGCTCGCCCCGATGTGGTTCCTACCACCGGGAAGGCCCTTGTGATTGATAACTCACAGGGAGTCGTTTTGAGGCATGTCCGTTTTTATTCAGCGGATGCTGACACCGTGACCAATGAAGGAAATGGTTTTCTCTTTGAGGACTGTGTGTTCGATGGAGATTCCGGCCAATCGGCTACTGAGACTAATTTGCGGTTAGTAGGTGATGCGGCAGATGATTCTTACACAGCTTCAGAAGGTAAGATTTTGAATTGTCTTTTCCGTGATTGTGGTGGGGACGCTTTAATGTTTCAGCACGCAGCTGCTCCTTCAGGTGTAGGGATCACTGATGTTGAAGTCATTGGGTGCCGTTTCTATGGAAACACTGGTGACGATATTTCAACTGTGGCGAACGTGTCTGGTGGTGGTTCTGGGATTATTGCAAGAGTTAATATTGCCCACAACTATTTTATGACTACGGATAAAGCCGTTTATTTGGATTTGGATAATGCGTCGTTTGCTGCTGGCGATGAGTTGCTTAATAACGGAACTCTTTGCGGAAACTTTTTTGCAGATGACGCAGCTTTGAATGCTACGAAGATTGACATCTCAGGAACCAATCTCCGCTGGGTTGGTGGATTCAATGGTGTCGGTATTGTTGATGGATCTGCATTCGACAATTAAAAAAAAATAATTAATTAATCTTGAAGCGGGTTGGGGTTAATACCCACCCCGCTTTTTTTTTGGAGATTTTTATGGCTGGATTCAGGCCTTCAACAGTTGGGATGAGAAAGTTGAGTGTGACTGTTTCATTAGCTGGTACTCAAGTTCCGATTTCCGCCACACAACTTTTTGTGACCGATTTTGAAGTTTATGTGAACGATAGTAATGCTGGAGCCAATATGTATATTGGCGATTCTACTGTGGATAATACTTGGATTCCAAGACCAAAGGGTGAAACCATTAATTTTACTCATGGAGATGGAACTCTGATAGGTCCAGCTGGAGTTGAAGCATTTGATTTAAGTCGTATTTACTTAGATGCAGATGCCGCCAATGACAATGCGATTATTCAGTATTTTGGAGTCGATGTCGCTTAGTTAATATTATGGCACAGGAAAATTTATCAAAAGATCAAATGATCTTTAAAAGCTATGTTGTTATCCAAACACTTGAATCAAGGATCGATAAACACTCAATAGAACATAAAGAAATGTTTGATATGATATGGCGTGAAATAAAAGAAATTAATAATTTAATTTATGATGAAATAAAAGAGGTAAGAGAAGAAATAAATAAATTCAATCTTTCTATTCAAGTGCAATCTGAAAGAGTGAGCAAATTAGAAATAGAGAAAAATCTTTGGATGAAGATTCTAGTTCCAGTTATTTCTTCTATCACAGCTTTAATCACTGGATTCTTATCTAGAAAACTTGGCTAATTATGGTTCCAGTAATAATTAAAACTTTTGATGATATAGTACAAACGATTGCTGCGCGCGTAAAGATCGCTGGTTCCGTTCAAACAAAAGACTTAGAATATATTAGAAATGTCGTCAATGAATATTATGTCAAAATTTCTACTGAAAGGTCTTGGAAGTGGCGATCTTTTGATCGGTCTTTTAATTTTGATAAACCGATTACAACAGGATCTGCAAGCGTTACTTTGGGGAGTCGTGAAGTTACAATGACTGGTTTAACAGTCAGTCGTAATCATCTTTTTCGTTCTTTGAAATTCGGCAATCAACGCGATTTATACCGAATAGTTGGATTTAAAACTTCAACCAATAAGTTTTATTTAGATGCCGCTTACGTTGGTGCGACAAACACTGCCACAAACTATAAGATGTATCAATATGAATTTGCCCTACCACCTGATTGCGACACATTGAATCAGGTGTATTTAGACGACTTTAATTTGAATTACGATGCAAACGTTGGTGGTGAATTAGATGAAGTCAACAATGTCGAGTTCAACAGAATTCTTTCTGTGAACAATGACATGGTTGGAACGACTTCTCTGTATACGAATGACGGTGATTATCCTGCAAGTTCGTTACCGGCACTTGATCACATGGTTTTAAATTATGACTTTTTAGCGACCGCTGATTACGAGAGAATCAATCGAATCAGGCTTTTCCCAATTGAGCCAGACGTTCCAAGGTTGATTCATATCGCCTATTCTCGTCATTTAAAACAGATGGTTAATCCAGATGACGAACCGTTAATTCCGGTCGATGATCGTTCCATCTTAGTTCATTTTGGGATTTCAGAATGGCGATCCACTCAAGGGGACACAACTCAAGCGAAGGCTGAATTTGAAAAAGCCACTTTGATGCTTTCCAAGATGCGGCAGGAGTACCACAAAACAGATTCAAAACCTAAGATCGTAGTGGATGGTCGTCGGTATATGAAGCGCAATCGGTATTACTACAATCGGCGCGAATGGATGTTTCGGGCTTCTAGAATTGGTGAATATTGATGCCAGAAACAACCCTACAACAGAAGATCTTTCCTTGGGATGGGGCATTCGATGCGACAAAACATCCTCTCCTGATTTCTCCCAAGGATGTGGTAGATTCGAATAATATCGTCTACACGACCTATTCTACCAAGAAGAAGCGCCCTGGAACCTCATCACTCTTTGATTTTAGGATTCCGGGGAACTCTTCTTTCTTAGGAGGGATCGATTTTTGGCGGTTGGGTTCCCAAAGGTTGGTTGTGTACAATGGACTTGAGATTTATTCGATCAATCCAACCACTGGGGCGGTTGATAATATTTCCACTGGGGTGGACATTCCTCGTTACGAGGCTATCAATTTTAAAACTTTCTTGGGTTTATTGATCATCTGTTTTGGCGATGGAGTGACTCCACCGAAAAAGTATACCCAGTCAGGAAGTATTTCGGATCTTCATCCGACTGCTCCCACTGCTCAATTCTGTCAGATTTGGTTAAATCGTTTGTGGATGCCTGATCCTTCAGTACCTGGACGTTTACTTTATACCCCTGCCGGTTCGATTGATTTTACAGCAATGGGTTCAGGTTCGATTGATTTGGATATCAGTGACAACGATCCAGATGGCATTACAGCGATTTTTCCGCCTTTATTTCAAAAGTTGTATGTCGCAAAACGCTTCAGTCTTTATGAAATAAATTTTAACCTTTTAGATTCTGGAGATTTAGTTTTTTCTGAATCAAAAATTTCGGATGGTATTGGGTGTATTTCTCATAATGCGGTAGCAGCTTCACCTACTTTGATCTTTTTCCCATCCGATCAAGGGGTTCATTATTTAACACCTTCGAATAAACTTTCATCTATTGATAGTGATGAATTCTCAAAAGAGATTCAACCTAAATGGGTAAACGATACAAATTTTCAAAGAGCTCGTTTCATGAATGGGATGTACGATAGAAAGCTCAAATCGTATTTATTACTTTATCCAACTTTAGGTGATGAGTTTTCTAGCAATCTTTGGGGTTATTCTTTGGCCGTGGATAAGTGGTATCAATGGCGAGACTATAACCACTCTTGCCTTTTTCAATACGTTAATCCGATTACCAAGCAATTATTAACTGCCGTTGGGTCAAGGGCTGGAGATTTAGGATTCATTGATGACAGTGTCCGGCTTGATTATGGCAAACCGATTCAGATTACTTTACAAAGCGGCATTATTATACCTGGCGGAACGCCGGATGATCAATTTAGATTCATGCATTTTGCTCCCGTATTTGTACCTCAAATCACAGGGACATTCACAGTTTCTTATCGTATTAATGGGCAAACTATTGAGACTCTTACTTTTAACATGTCTGATACTAGCCTCGGTGACAATCTTGGGCAAACGTTTGAATTAGCGAAATCGGTTCTAGGTGGGTTACCACAAGTAATTTGTGAGTCAAGGAATATTGAAGGATATGGAATGTTTTATGACTTTCTAATCATGCATCAAGGCACAGATTCAGGTGATGATAGTTTTGAGATCTTAGGACTTCTTTTAGATATTGAGCGATTGAACAAAGTAATTGGAAGGACGGTGGGGTGATGGCTTACACAGCTCTTGCGGTAACAAAAAGTTATGACGGGGATGTGGTTTTAACTGAGGTCGATTTAGATGCAGTCAAAACTTCTATCGAAAATTGGGCCAATAATGTTGCGATCAAGAATGCGCTCCAATTGGCTTATGATGTCTTTGGAAACACGTACACCTATAACAACGATGGTCTTCAAACTCTGGCTACCGCTCTTGTCGATTTGGTTGGTAAGGTGGGTGACAATGAAATCGTCACAGGGGCTTGGACCTTTCAAGGAGCGACTGCTTTCCAGGCAGCGGTTGCTTTTTCAGGCTCAGCGATTGTTTCGTCTTCCGTACAACCTCGGGTCAAGGGTTATTTGGATACTGCTGTTCAAACGATTGCTAATACCACCTATACCAGTGTCAATCTAAACGCTGAAGAATATGACGTTGGAACGATGCATGATAACGCTGTAAACATCACTCGGCTGAATATTCCAAACTCGAGCAGTGGGCTTTATTTACTTCAAGGACAGGTATCTTTTGCGGGTAACGCTACCGGTGTTCGTGAGATTCGGATTATCAAGAACGGGAGCACAACGACTCCGATGGGTAGGTCCACGGATGCAGCTTTCAACAGTACACAGATTTTAAACGTTAGCGCTTTGGTCCAGGCGACTGCTTCGGATTACTTTGAACTTCAGGCCTACCAAAGCAGTGGTGGGAATTTGGATGTTAATTACGGGGCAGATAGCACATTTTTCAGTGCAATTAAGGTTTGGTGATTATGGCTCAAGAATCAATTTCCATTCCTAAAACTTATCGTGACGGTCAGATCCTTTATGAGCGCGATCTTGAGGCAGTGCGGCGGTATGTGGAAACTGCTTTAAGAAAAGATCGTCTCAATCTCGAACAACTTAAAAAAGACATTTTTACTTCTGGATGGGATTATGACAACACAGGCCTTGGACGTTATGCAACCTCCATTGAAGATCGATTAAATCAGATCATTAATGGAGGCTCTGCTATCACAGGAACTGCCAGTCCTACCTGGACGATTCATAATAACGTGCCTGAGTATTTGCGATTAGATTCGACAGGTTTGACTGGTGGCAGAACTTTTACTTTTCCTGACACGAATGATCAAGTGGCTGGAATTGCAGCGACTCAAACTTTAACGAATAAAACACTTACTAATCCCACGATCAATTCCGCAACTGTGAGTGGTATTTTAACAGGGCCGTTTGATATAAATGGAACTGTTAATTTAAACGCAGGCGACTTTACAATAGATTCAACAAGAAAATTGTTTTTTGACGGAGGCTCTGATTCATATTTTTATGAGGCAGTAGCAAATCAAATAAACGTAGTTACAGGAGGTGGAACTAGTTTTATTTTTGGAGTTAATGCTGTTGCTGTGCCAGCAGCGAATAAGATCTATTTAGATGGTGGAGTAAATACTTCCATAAGAGAATCTGTTGCGGATACTATAACTTTTGAAACTAATGGTATCGATAGAGTTAGTATTGGGACAACAGTATTCAGGATCCTTTCTTCATTAGATTTATCTGTAGATCCAACCAAAAGACTTTATTTGGATGGTGGAGGAGATACTTACATTAACCAATCTTCAGCAAATGTCATGAGTCTTTTTGCAGGTGGAGTTGCCTCGCTTGTTCTTGGACTCACTTCAGCAAGTTTGCCTTCAGGTAATAGATTGTATTTTGACGGAGGTAGTAATACTTCAATCAGGATGCCATCAGCTGATGTTTTATCATTTGAGACAGCCGGCACTTCTTGGATGTCACTTGGATCGACAGGAACTTTGACTCTTAATACTACTGGTGGGGCTGATGTGGCTCTAAGCACAGTAGGCGATTTAAGTATTCTTGGAAAAGGTAATACAACAAATGCCGCGATTGACATATCTAAAATTGTTAATTCTGCAAGCAATGTTTTAGGATTAAGGGTTCAGTTGTCAAATGCAGGAGCCGGTTTGTTGATTGGTGCTGATTTTTCAACTTTTAACAATCCTGGCGCTGGTCATCGCGTGCTTAGTGTTGCAACTAATGCAACTGATCCTACTGGTGGAGGAGGTGCTGCTACAGGGCGCATTCCAATTGATGTTGGTGGTGTTTTAAGATATATTCCATATTATTAAAATTAATTAATTAAAAAGGAGAATAGTTATGCCAAAGATGAAAATGAAGAGCGGAAAGTCTGAAGTAAAGATGATGCCTAAAGCTGCTAATATGATAAAAGCAATTGGCGGTGGTAAAATGATGATGAAGAAAGGCGAAGGAATGAAAATGAAGAAGATGGCTTCAAAAGGTAAGCGAGGCTATTAATGGCGATTGGAACGAAGAAGGTTCGCAAAAATGGGAAAACCTATTCCTATTCAAGGGATTATAAGGTAGAATATAAGGACCGGACTCCTGAACAGAAGGCCAATCGATCAGTGCGCCGGCAGGCCCGTGCTAAGGTAGAAGCAAAGTTGGGTAAGGCAGCGGTGCAAGGGAAAGACGTGGATCATATCCGTGGCATCTCAGGCGGCAATGGAGCTTCGAATTTAAGAGTGACTTCGGTAAAGTTTAATCGTTCTCGAAAAACAAAAAGTCGGAAATGAATTCAAAAGAGTATCAGAATTTGTGCAAAGAGATATGCTTGAATGATAATTCAGCATTTGAATTTTTAATTAATTTATCTAAAATATTTCGATTTGCAGATGATCTTTTTGATGGAGAATATGAATTCTTTTCAGAAGAATTTGATTCATTAATGACAACACTTCTTTTTGAGTTTTCTAGAAATGAATTTTATAAGAAGAATCGCGATGCTTTAGAGGCCCATATTTTTATTTCATGGAATGCTTGGCAGGCTTCTAATCATTTTTCAAAGAACGGCAATCGATTCGAAAAGATTTATGCTTGGTTTCTAAGAGATTATTGTTTCGAGATTGAACATTTAGTTGCCTGGCTTGTCGGCGGTTACAAGCACGCTAAAACAATGAACTTAAAGATCCGATCTTTAGCGATAAGACAGTTGCTAGAGAATGGTGACTTTCAATTTTAACGGTCTAGATTATGGGTTACTTTTCAAGTTCTAGCACTTCTCAATCGACTCTGGCTCCCCTTTCAGAGAAAGGGCAGTCTTATGACACATTATTTGTAAATTTGTTCACCGACATTTTGTCAGAGTATGGTGGCTCTACTGTAGTTCCAGTTGAGAAGACATCCTATAAGGATCAAGCCCAGGCTGATTCCATAAAACAAAAGATCGCTGACCTTGATAATCAGATTCAAGGCCTGGTCACCCCTAGCTCTGCTCCTACAAGAGGGGGCGGTGTTGGAAGAGGAAATGATCAACAAAGTCGGGGCATCGATTCTGGATCTCTTCAGCGTCAAAGAGACAGCTTGCAATCTCAACTCGATTCTTTACCAAAGGACAGCTATTTTGATTTTGATCTCCAAAAAAAGGAAGATCCTCGGGTACAGGCTGCTATCGATCGGTATGGCCCAGACTCTCCACAGGTGTCGCAAGCGCGTTTGGATGTGAAACAATTTGATCTAGATAAACTTTCCGCCAACGCAGATCTTGAAAGAAATTGGTTAAAGGGTGTTAATAAGTTTGTTTCTGGTGATCTATCTTACACACCTGAACAAGCAAATCAAGTTAATAATTATATTGCACCGATTAAAGACGTGATTGTTCGTACAACAAATGACTTATTAGATCAGTATGGTCAATCGGATCAAGCCCTAAGATCTTCTTTAAATGATCTTTCTACTCAAATCGATAAAAGCGGTTACACAATCGAAGACACATTGAAAGCGGCTGATCTTCAATACCAACAAAGCGGCAAAGTATTGCTCGATGTTTTAAAGGATGTGAACACGAATTCGAATGCAAAAGCTAAATTTGAATTCGATTTAATCGCTCAGCAAGCCGATCAGAAGGCTGCCAATCAGGCAGCCTTATTGGGTCTTCCGCCAGGGTCTCAGTCTGAGAAAATAGCATCGATGAAGCTTAAGACGGATGCTCTGAAATCTATCGAGTTGAATTTGGCTGAGCAAGAAAGTCGGGATGCTTTGAACATTCAAGGTACGGTTGAGCAGGGGCGCACGAATATCGCTCTTTCCAGGATTCAATTGGCTCAGTCTCAGGGGGCCAAGAAAGAAGCTGTGGCTCAACAAGGCTTCGGTCTAACAAAGCTTTTGACCGATAAAAGAGAAGCGGCCTCAGCCGGTCAAGCGAATGCTCTGATAGATTTGGAACGCAAGAAACAAGAGCAGCTCTTTGGTGTGGCTTACGGAAATTTACCGAATCAAGCTCAAATAGGAGCCAATGCTTTAGGTTTTGGTTTGAATTTAAATCAAGGCAAAGCCAGTCAACAGTTGCAGCTTTTGAATCCGTTATTGCAGCAGCTTGGAGTCGAGCAGCAGAAGCAAGTGGCTGAAGCGAAAAACGTTACAACTCAAAGCAAGAGTGCCTTTGATAACATCACTGGATTGATTGGCGCAGGTGCTTCGATTGCTGGTGCGGCTTTTGGTATTCCTTCCTTTGGTGGGTTGGGTGGTGGTGGCGGTGGTGCAAAGCCTGTTCCGAATTACTTTGGTAGTGGTTTAGCGGGTGCTGGAGCATTTGCAGCTTAAACGAGGTTCTTATGGCGATTGAAGATCTAAGACAAGGTGCGCTTGATTTGGTTGAGGGAATTTCCAAACGACGCGAAGGAAAAATTAAAGCAGCTCAGGCCCGACAAAAGCAGATTCAGCTGAACGCTTTGAGTCAGGATGTACTATCTTCCACTGAAGGCCAGACCACATCTGGGCAGTTACTGGGTAAGAGTTTACAGCTTGGATTAGTGAATCCTAAGGACGTGTCTTCTCAATTGCTCAGCATGGACCGAAACAAACTTTTCTTCTCTCTTCAGTCTAGAATCTTAGCTGAAAAAGATCCGACGCAACGGCAAAAATTAATGGAGGCTTCCAATAAGCTCTTGGACGTCATGAACAAATTTAACAAGAGCGAATCCTATTTCAAGGCTCTTGGTTCAGCTTATGGAACTTTGCAGGCCAAAAGTGAGTATGGTGTTTTGAAAAAAGGCGGTGGTGGCGGCGGTGGTGGTGGTGGTGGTGGTGGAAGTGGTGGCCCCATTGGTCAGGTAGGACCTGATGGAAAAAAACTGACCAAGGTAGCTTTTGACTTAGATTTTCTGGGGAATAAATTCGCCCGATTTTTGCAAACAGATCCCACGGGCCAAAAATTACAAAGCGTTCATAAGCCGATTCTTAGCGATCAAAACACTGATGCCGACGAGCAGTTGAATTTGAATCAAAGATTATTGGATTATTCAAAAGCACAGATTTTTGAAAAATATCCTGAACTCAAAGCTGCTCCTAATGGAGAAATGATAGTCAACAGAATGTCTCGAGAAGCTGTTGAAGGATATAATAAAAATGGCATCTCTGCGTTTGGCGGGACGTCGACTAGCGATGGAATGAAAGTCTTAGTTCCGTTTGGATCCTATCAACAATTGAGCGATGATGATATTTTGTCGATCAATACTTATAAGACCAAAAAGGGGAAAAAGGGGCCTGAAGTCACTCATGCGAATTTTGTCCCTGAGACAACAATTACCGCTCCTCCACGTCCTAAAAAGAAAGGCATCTTTCAGCAGATTGGTGATTTCATTTCTGGTCCTGGAAATGACGTTGAAGATAAAGTGAAATCTGATGATCAAGGCACAGCGACTCCGACGCCTCAACTTAACGATTTTCAAAACCAAATATTGAGTGAATGATATGGCTGGATTTGATTTAGATGCAGCTCTTGAAAAAGGTGAAATCCCAAACGACCCGGTGATCCTGAATAAAATAAAAGAGGATCCAACCGGTGCTGTTTTTGCACGTGTTCAAAAGAATTTTGCAGATTACAAAGTTAAAAGAAAAGACCAAATCACAGATGTCGCTGGTAGCTCTGGCTCGGATTTTAATGAACTGGCAAAAAAAGCTCCACAAGCTCAGCAGTCTGAACCAACTGAAATTAAGCCCACTCCGCCATCAACTCCTCCTGTCAAAAAACTACCCGATGATACCGTTGGTTTTTCTCAGTTGCCCAACCAAGATCAGTTGATCGAAGAACAGGTAAAATTAAACAAAATCCCAAACGACAAAGTTATTCTAGATTCGATTCGTTCTGGCAAAGTTCCGATCAGTCGGGTTCAGCAGAATTACGCAAAATATTTGGAAAAGAATCCTTCTGCTTTTGTCGCCACTCCCGAAGGGATCAAGATTGAGTCTGCTCCACTTAAGCAAAATCAGCCGGCCGTCGTCCAAGTCAAAGAGACTATCCATGACCAGATTTTGGATAAGGCCTCTTCTTCTCCTTCGGATGATTTTTTCCGTCAAAGAAAGGCTTTGATAGATTCTCAAAATGGAAATTTAGCTCAGATTCAGCAGATTCAAGCAGAGACTTTTGCAAAACTGCAACCCGAGATTGATCGCCGCGTTCCGACTACCTACGAGAACGGTCAAAAGATCCCGCCCATGGATCGTCTGTCCATGTATCAGGACCAATTGGAGAAGGATCGAGATTGGAAAGTTTACGGTCATCTCACCCAAGAGTTTGCGGATCCCTTTGGCGTTGCGGTTGCCACGAAGAAGGGCGATCTTTTTAAAGTTCCTGAGGGGCTTACTCCGGCAGAAGAACAACGCCGCATTTCTGGGATTCAAAACAACAACCCTAAAGATAGCCTTGAAAACATTCTCCTTGATCGAGATCGTGCTGAAAAGAAGTCCAAAGAGATCACTTTAAAAGATCTTATCACTGGCAAGGACAAAGAGAAGGCTGCGGCTCAGCAAAAGTCCAATGAGCTATTTTCAGATGAAGCCCCTCAGTACGGCATAGAAGCCCCGAAAAATTTCAAGCTAACAAGCAAGGAGAAAGCTCTCGGAGTTGGTTTCAATCTGATTGGTGGATTGATTTATGGTGGTCCGCTGACCAAACTGACGGAGGCCATCCCCGGCATTGCTAAGTTGGCACAGATTGCCTCGAAGTCTGGTGAAACTTTAACGGAGCTGAAGGCGGCACGGGTGGCGGCAAAAGCCCTCGGTGCAGCGGATGAAGTATCCGCTCTTAGCGGCGCAATCCGTTCGACTCGAGCCGTGGGTACCGCGGCGTCAGTGGGGCGCGTGACCGCAGAAGGTTTCGCGACTGGTTCGGTCGTCGGCGGTACACGAAGCATTCTGGAAAACAATCCCGCTGAGGATGTGCTGAAAGATGCTGTCACCGAGGGCACGATGTTTGCGGTCTTTGGCAATCTTTTGCTGCCGGCCGTGGGTGCGGTGGGCAAACTCGCCGGTCTTCGCAAAGAGTTCCGTGCGAATGATTCAATCCGAAGATTGGCCGAGAATCCGGAAGTGAATCAACTTGCCGAGCGCGCCCAGCAAACCAATGTCATCCAGAGGATCAACTCTTCCGAGTTCAAGCCTGTATCTCCTGAAGATCAAGCCGCGCAGGCCGTCGCTGCCAAGATCGAAGGGATTAAGCCTCTCACCGGTCTAAAGTCGGCGATTGTTTCTAACCCAGAATTATTGCGTTACGCGCTCGCCGATGATTCCAAGAATCTAGGCGAAGCTCTTTTCGGCGCCAACGGCCTTTATAAAAATCTTGTCGAATTCAGCCCCGAGTTATCGCTTCTCGTAAAAGCGGGAAGAACGAACGATGCAATCGATGCTGCGCAGTCGGTGATGACGAATGTGCTGCGCCGCAACCCCGAAGTGCGTGACTTCACTTTCGCGCCTCTCATCCATAATTCGGATTCCATAAACGTTGTCTATGCCAACCGGCTCGCGAAGAACGTCAAGGATCCGGAGTTGTATCCGAATTTGAGGAGCAACCTCCTTAACTATTTGGACGAACCTTCATCCGCGAATCGGCTTTTGCTCGAACAAAACGCACCGAAGCGATTCTTTGAAAGACTCTCCAAGCCAAAGTTTTTTGATGTACGCTTGAACCCGCAAGAGATCGACACCTTTGTCGGTGACTTCATGGAGAAGACTTTGGCGGCGGTGGCCGGCAAGGGGCCTGCGGTTCCAGCGAACTTGATCGGTAAGCTTCGAAGCACCGATGAACTGCTGAAGACTGCGGTGACCTTCAACCGTGAGCTCAATCGGAAGTTCATCGATAAGATGGCCTCCAATCCCTATTCCTTCGAAGACAACTTTGTGCAGGTCGATCCTGCTTTGACACAGGGCGTTCGCTCCGGTGTGGAACTGCGACGCTTGCAGACGGAGCGGAATGTAACTCTGGATCAGCATCGCGATCTAACAAGCTTGATTCAGAGCCATCAACAAAAGATCTCCAATACAACTGACCCGGCTGAGATCCGAAACCTGAATCAGCAGATTCTGTCTTTCAAAGATCAGCAGAGAGTTCTAAATAATATCGTGTCGCGCCAGGAGTCTTCGATCAATGCGATGAGTTCCAACCTGAAGTCTCTTCCGGAAGATCAGGTGTCTAAGATCAATCAATACGTCGATGAGATCTATTTGCCGCGCCGATTCGGGTATCAGACGAAAGAGGATGTCGGAAAACTAGCGGAAGCTACTGCGGAGATTCGACAGAAGAAGGGGCAGCTTGCCGAGTTCAACCAGTTAGTTGATAGCGGCTTGCTCGAAAAGTTAAAAGTGCCCATGGAAGAGGTTAAGAATTTAAGACAGACTATCTTGACCGACATCAATGACATTCGCACCAAATACAAGCAGGGAACCACTAGAGAGAGCGTGCAGCAGTATCGCCAGAAGTTTGGCGCCGCGGATAACCCGAACTTTGTGAAAGCTGATTCAGAACTCGCAGATGTGATGCACGCCTTTGCGACTTCAGGAAAAGATCTTCAGTCCAATTATGGAGCGCTCTTTAAAGGCTTTGCGCTTTTGAATCCACGTCGTTTGCTCTTGAAGGATCTCGGTCACAACAACGTTCTGGAAAAGATGCTTTATCATATCCAGGATCGAAACGCAGCGATCGATTCGAAGGTGCGCAAGTACAATGAAGTTATCGATGGAATAGGAATCAAGCCTGGTTCCAACGAGTCTGCATTGCTTCAGCGATTTGGTGAGGGGCGATTAAAGCAAACGGATCCTGAGTTTCAGGCTTTGGCGCCGGATCTTCAGGCAAAGTTGATTGGCGGAAATCAGGTGGCTCGAGGGTTTTATGATGGCTTGATCGACTCCATCAATGAGGTGATGGGAAAGAACAATCTTCCACAGATCCGGAAACGTGCCGACTACTTTTTGCATTTCAACGAAACAATGTCGAGCCTGCCCAATAAGATCGTTCAATTCACGAAAGGTTTGGCGAGTGGCGAAGTGGAGGCTGAGAATGGTTTCCGAATGTTTTACAAGAGCAAGACGGAACTAGATCCGAACCGCACTCGATTTTCTTCTGAAAAGGCGCGCGCCGGGCTTGAATTTAAAGACGATGCGATCACCGGTATGAAGGCTTATTTGAAGCCGGCCCTTGAGCGCGTCTATTACACCGACCTGATCCGGGAGATCGACACGGCGCGCCACTTCGCCCCCCAGAACATGGGGAACTTCTTGCAGGATGTGAAAGAGAAGATTCTTCTCAGACAGCCTACCGAGTTGGATCAAGCTGTTTTCAAACGATCAACCGTTCCACGGCAAATCTTGGGTGCTTACCATCAGCGGATTGGCAAGGGTGCGATCCTCTACAATGCGGGCACTGTTTTGCAGAATGCTCTGTCTACCGTTCAGAACATTGCTGTGAGTCCGTTGCATGCCGCTAAAGCAGTAGGGCAGATGTTTTCCAAAGAGGGAAATGAAGCAGTTGCCCTTTCGAAGAATCTTGCCACCCGAGATCTTTTTAATCTGGAAGCTAACCGCGAGGGCGCGCTGTTCACTCAAGAAGTTTTAGATAAGGCCGGCATCATTGGTCGCGGCGCCGGCAAGCTTGGCGCCGCCGTTGGCAAAGTGGTGAATCCAATCTCTCAAGCTTATGAGGCGGTGGGTGGATATGGTTTGAAAGTCTTTGACCGGATCGCCGCCAAGCACGCTTACCTTACCGGTTTTTCGAAAGCCCGCTCCATGGGCTTATCTCAAGAAGAAGCCGCTCGCTTTGCCGATAAGTGGACGGACATGATCCAGAACAGCACGGACAGCAGCAATCAAACGAATCTTTACCGTTCCACGATCGGTAAATCCCTTTTCCAGTTTAGTTCCTTCGTGACGAACTATGCGGGCACCATCGTGAGAGATCTGCCGAATATTGCCCGCACTGATGGCTCTGCGCGCGCCGTGAGCATGGTTTTGAATAGCGTGGCAGGGATGAGCATCGCCAATGAGTTTGCAAAGGCCGCAGGCGTTCCTGAGCCTTTTAAGATGGACACCTTCATTCCATTTTTGGGTCAGCAACGTTTTGGTAGCTATGGTCTGCTCGGATCGGCTTATAAAGGGATTGCCGCGGTAGTGGGTGATGAACAGACTTCAAAGAAGGCAAAGCGAGATTTGACAAGGACGGTAACCTCGCTGGCGATCCCAGGCGGGAATCAGCTCTCCAAGATTTTGAATACGCAAAAAGCTAAGGTGCGCAATAAAGATGTCAGAGATTACCTTTTTGGAGTTCAGCCCAGAGATAAGAACACCAAACGCTCAGACCGGTCTTTCCTGGACAATCTGCGCAGCGATACTAAAGAAGAACTTTTCGGACAATAAAATGGCCTCTTATCCTCCTTCAAATTTTAAACAAGCCTTGGAATTTGTCTTGCGTTACGAAGGCGGTTTCTCCGATCATCCTAAAGACCCAGGTGGTGCGACCAATAAAGGAATCACTCAAGCTACTTACAATAAATATTTAATTAATTTAGGACAGGCACCGAAGTCAGTTCGGCTGATCACTGATCAGGAAGTAGAAGACATTTATTATAATGAGTATTGGCTGAAGGCAAATTGTGACTTATTTCCACCGCGTTTAGCATGCTTAGTTTTTGATTGGGCTGTTAACGGTGGAGTGAAGAGAGCAATTGAATTTCTACAATCAACGATTAGTCAGTTTAAACAAGTCAATATTGATGGAATGTTTGGCTCTCAAACAAGAGAAATCCTTAATCAATTGGTAGAACAAAATCTAGAAGATAAGCTGGTTTCATTCTATCTTCAAAAGCGTTTAGATTATTATAATAAATTAGGCCAAAAGATGCAATCTTTTTTAAATGGATGGAAGAATAGATTAATGGGGATCTCTATTTTTTTATTCAAAATTTAATTAATTAAATTAAAAAATGATTATGAAACCAGGATTATCGACAACTGAATTTTGGATTACTTTATTAACAATACTTGCGTCAAGCGCTGCTACTTTTGAGAAGATTTTGGATCCAAGATACGCAGCTATTTTTTCGACTATTAGTTCCATTGCCTATCTTATCTCTCGCACGCTTTTGAAAGATAAACTGGAGTAATTATATGCCGGTTAGGATGAACAATTATCAGCTCTTTAAGCTGATCAGCACCTTGCGTTATCGAGCGCCTGCCCGGGTGGCCACTACTGTCGCAGGAACTCTCGCGACATCTTTCGAAAATGGAGACACGATTGACGGTGTGGTGCTCGCCACCGGGGATCGGATCCTGATCAAGGATCAAGCGGATGCCAAAGAGAACGGGGTATACGTCGTTCGCGCTTCGGGCGCTCCGGTTCGCGCTTCGGATGCGGACACCGGGAGCGAGTTGGTTTCCTATACTTTGGTGATCACAGAGGGCACGGTCAATCACGATACCGAATGGACCTGCATTAATGATGCGATCACCATCGGATCAACCAATATCAGTTTTGTTTTCATTGGTGGGACTTCGGTGGTGATTGGTCCCGCCAGTTCTACTGATAATGCCATCGTTCGCTTTGATGGTACTACAGGTAAAACCCTACAAAATAGTTCTGTTTTAATCGATGACACGGGGATCATGACAGGCGGGATTTGGCAAGGGACCCCGGTTGCCGTGCTTTATGGTGGCACCGGAGCTTCAACGGCGGCCGGTGCGCGAACCAATCTTGGACTTGGAACTCTAGCGACTCAAGACGCCAATAACGTGGCGATCACTGGTGGCTCTATCAGTGGCACAACCAGCATTACTGTTCAAGACGCTTCGCTTTTCATCGTTGACAATGCGGACAATACAAAGATCGTAAAGCTTCATGCTGAAAACGTCACAACAGGGACAACTAGAGATTGGTTTTTTCCAGATTCAAGTGATGCTTTTGTTGGAATCTCTACCCCGCAGTCCATAGCTTCTAAGATCTTTACTTTTTCTGTAATTGGAAACACGAACCAAGTCACTCTGCTTGATACGCAATTTACTCTGCAAGATAATCTTGATAGCACTAAGCAAACAGTTTTTCAACTATCTGGCATTACTACTGCGACAACGCGGACTCTCACAATTCCAAATGCTTCTGGCACATTAGCTTTAACATCTGATCTTTCTGGATATGTAACCAGCGTTTCTGGAACAACAAATCGAATCACATCTACAGGCGGAACAACTCCTGTAATTGATATCGGAACAGATGTCGTCACTCTATTAGGCATTCAATCTTTATCAAATAAAACGTTTGATGTCTCTAACCTTTTCTTTATTGCAGATGCAAACTTTGTTCTTCGAGACAATGCTGACAATACTAAGCAAGGCACTTTTGAGTTATCAGGCATTTCGACCGGGACCGTTCGAACCCTCACTTGGCCTAATGCTTCTGGAACTATTGCCTTAACTTCAGACCTGCACTCCGCCGTGACTTTTGCTGGGGAAAATTATCTTTCCCTCTCAGGGCAGCAGATAACGGCGGCTGCGGTCAACCTCAGCGGCACCAATGTCACAGGCACTCTAGCTGCTGCCCGATTCCCGGCGCTCACCGGCGATGTCACGACCTCCGCAGGCTCTCTTGCTACTACCCTAGCAACCGTTGTCGCAACGAAGGGCGGTACTGGTCAAACAAGCTATGCGGTCGGCGATCTTCTTTATGCTTCTACTACGACAGCCCTTTCTAAGTTAGCGGATGTCGCGGCTGGTTCTTATTTAAGAAGCGGCGGGGTTAATACTGCTCCGGTATGGAGCACGACCACTCTTCCGAACTCGGCCACCACCGGAGACCTGCTTTATGCCTCAGCTTCAAACGTTTATTCGAATTTAGCTGCTGTGGCTGTCGGAAAAGAGTTGAGGTCCAATGGCACAAGCACGGCTCCCATTTATGCGACCGCGGGCGGCTGTGTCTTAAGCTTCCGCCTTAACACAGGCTCGTCCTGGGCAGCAAACGCTTACCTTGGGATTGCTGATGACGGTTCTTCAACCATCAATACAAACATCGTCCCATGGGTAGCTCCGGTTGCGGGGACTCTTTTTAATCTGCGAGTGGGCGCTTTAGCTAATGCTCCGAGTACTCTGCATATTCTAATCTACAAAGCCAGCAATGCCACTAGTCCAACCTACTCCGCGACTGCTTTGGATGCCACAGTTACAAACGCAACTAATAACGGCACTGATACAACCCATACTGTTTCTGTCGCTGCGGGCGACATGATAGTCGCTTTTTCCAATACTCTTTGGAACACAAACGGAGTTTCAGTCACTTGCATGTTTATTCCAAACTAATAAAAGGTCTTTTATGGCAAACGAACCAAACGTGAATCGCAATGCTTTGATCTTAGTGGTGACTGGCGTTAAAGGGTTCTTCCCTATTGGTATGGGTGTTGTTTTCACGGGGGAGTATAGCGAAGATGGAACGCCATGGGTGGATTATCCCAGTGCTGGAGATGGGTTAATCCATGGAGTGATCTATGAAACCCCTGCTGATAACGCTTCTGCTGGGTTCATGCTCCAGGCGGGCTTGTCCAATGTCCAATTGAAAATTGGTTCAAAGGGCGTGAGTGCCGGTGATAAGTTGAACATACAAGACTCAACTGGTGTTTGGCAGAAAGCCGCTGATGGCGCTGCAAACGTCTATTACATAGCGCTTCAGAAAGGGGACCCAAATGGATTGTGCTGGGCCGCCCCGATTGCCTCTACAAAGCTTTAATCTCTTTCCAAAAGCCTGACCAGGGATTGCTTTTTAATCTCAATGGGCTTAAAGGCTTTATCTACCACCAGGATGTTCTCGATCGAGAGCAACCAAATTTCCGGGAACTCCTGGGGAAAGTTGATGTTCAATGACCAGGCCGCTTCAGGGTTAAAAATGATATAGTCGCCCTTGGAAACCTTTCTCTTTTTAAGATCCTTCACGTCATCCCCGGTTCCTACTTCCGACACCCGAATCACCCGCCCGTAATACGACAATCGATACTGATCGTTCCTGCCTCGAGAAGGAGTTAAAAGGGAGGTAGAAAGATCTTGAAGATTGATCTTTTCCACGATGATGCCCTCTTCGTGAACCAACTCTAACGCTTCGGCTCTCTTATCAAGGTCCTCTTGTTTTTGGAAAAAATCTACAATCTCCGACCAAACTCGATCCAGGATCGCTTGATCTCTCTGATCTTTTACTAAGGTCTGAAACTCTGCATTTGACGCTTCCATATTATTTCCTTTTCTCTTTTGAAATTTGGCGCTGTTCAAAGAACGCTAACGCCTCAAGGTTAAGACTTCCATCGGGGTAAATGGCAAACGAGCGTTGCAACTGATCGAAGATGTCGAGAAGGTTTGGGCCCACCAATAAGGACATCTTTTTTAGGTCGAGCTGAACTCCGATCCAGGCACGAAAGAACTTGCTTTTGAAGGAGTCCGTCAAAGTCACAGTCGACTCTTTTTGGGCAATCCAATTGTGAAAGCAGGCCTCAAACGCCATCATGCAATCGACATACTTCTGGGGTTTGTATTTTCTCAGGTAGGAGCTCTTGAAATCGTAACCTTTAAGCTCTTCTACAAATTCAAAAAACTCTTTAGTGGTCATGCTGCCTCAACAATTCTGTAAAGTTGAAATTCGATTCTAGGGTTTTCCTTATCAATATTGACACCATCCAAGAGCTTGATTCGGATCTGCCGATCGTTGTGGATCACCTGGTGCTTCTGCAAGAGATCGCAGAACAGGATGGTGTCCACGTCGCGCCGGAAGCTGCGAAAGAAAATCTTAGCAACGAGAGCGTAGCGATCCTTGTCGTTCTCCGATAAATTCTTCTGAGCCGCCTTGATCAATCCAGCGTGCTGCTCGAAGATCGATTCATACTCGGTGGTCTCCGGGTCGTTCTTAAAGAAACGTCCGTTCCCAATCCGATACTTGTTCTTTCCAGAGGGCAGGTGCCCTGGCATCACACCATCGATCAGCAGTTCTAAATGATAGGGCGCCTCAACTGCCAAATTGCAGCGGCTTGGGATAAGATTGTGGTTCTTTTTCGACATAGCGTTCTTCGATATTATTTAATATATTCTCTAGCACCGCAGGGAATGTGCCATCTTTCAAGTGCAAAACCATGCAGCCTAAAACCCTATTATTGAAACGAACATTCCTTGCTTCGATATAGTAAGACTCGCTTTTCATGTGCTCCATCAAAGCCAGCTTCGAACATGGCATTTCATTTCTTTTATTAAAGAAAAATTGTTCCCAAAGCATGAAGATCCCGCTGAAGTAAAAAGCAACTTCAGCTTTGTTTCCATCGATCCTTTTCATGAATTCAAATTCAATCTTTCCAGTGTTATAAAGATTGTAAATATCATCAAAGAAAATGTTGAGCGCTTGATTCCTATCAACCATCCTGGTTCTTTCAACAGTTTGGACGGCGACGAAATCAACAAAGTCTTGCTCAACAGTTAAGAAAGAATCAGTAATTCCTGCGATAATACTCATGTGAAGTTTGCTGCGCCTATCAGCGTCTTGATAATCTCGATTAAAAGCCTCACCATAACCGCCGATTCTTTCCTTAATCATTGCCCAGTATTTATTTTTGTTAATTAAAACATCATGCCCAATTGTTTTAAAGTTGATGGCATTCTCTTGGAGCCACCTAAAGTCGCAAGGCGCACTTTGCTTTCTTTCGCCGTACACCGGCATGATGATGCACCGGGAGTTCAGGGCGGCATCTGTGGGCATCTCTTCCCCGGACAGGATCAGTGTTGAGCGCGCTCTATAGGTTTGTATTTCGTTTGGCCGCTTTGTCCCCTTAACAATGGTGCTCTGATCGTAGATCGAGCGCAGGAGGTTATTCTTGCTCGCAACGTTAGCCTCCTTATTCCGGTATTCTTCCAACCAAACAGGAACCATGCTGAACTTTGAGACCATGCGAGTGATCCCCACCAGGGAGCTGGCCACGTATGGGAAACCCTTCTGTGTGAATCCAAAGAAGGAGGAGATCCAGTTTGCGATCGTCGATTTTCCCGCCTGAAGCTTTCCGTGCAAAAAGAGAAACGGATAAACTTTGTATTCGCGCAGAATCTCCGGCATAAAGAAGTTCCCGAGAGCCCAGCCCAGGATCAGCTTGGCGAAGTTTGGTTCAATCACTTTGCTCATGTGGTCGTAGACAACTTTCACGGTTAGCCGGGCCTCAGGGGCAGGGGAGAGATTCGGAGAAAAGACATCCTCTGAATTAGAATCGGGGATCATAAACCCTTTCTCTTCCACCCAGATCAAACCATCATCGTCGATGGGGTAGTAGGTCCCCTCCACATAAGCCCCATTTTGAAAGAACCAAATCTTGTGCTGGTCGTCGTACCCGTACGATTGCAATTTCGTGACCTGTGTACCGTCTTGATGGAGCATGATGTAGCTCCAAAGGGTAGTCAGGTCTTTGTCGGATCCCATGAATTCATAGTCTCCCAGGCCGTAACAGAAGCGCTGGAATGCGGCCTTCGACACCATCGTGTCGGGATCTACCGTCACCATCCTCGAATTTCCGTAGGCAGATTCCAGCCGGCAGAAGCGCTCGGTGTCCGCATCCGAGAACATCGTATAAACGATCTTGATCGTAAAGTTGGTGAGTTGCTCTTTATTGTCAGCTTGCCGTTTGTAATAGCACTTGAACTCTTCTTCGATTGGGCCGCGGTAGAAGAAGCGATCAATGCGGCGCTGCACAAATGATTCATGCGCCCTGGGGATTTGCCAGTGGGCCTTGAAGTCGTAGGCCTTCACCCCGGCGGCGATCACATCTTGATAATCCTTTGGCGGCACCTTCTGCGCCAGCACTCCGTCGATGTCGGCCTTCCCCTTGACCCTCCACTCATTCCGCAGGGTGGCGATCCGAACCTTCAGCTTTGCCGTCTCGAGCTGCTTCGCCATGATATACGCCCAAATCTGGGTATCGTAGCGGGCCTTGAAGTCCTTCTTGTAATTCGGGAAATCCTTGTTGTCCTTGACCTCGTTATCAAAACAGATGGTGACTTCTTCGCACTCAAGGTTCTTGAGCGTGTGAAGCATCTGCCCGAAGTTCTTCTTCGAGAAGCTGGAAATGCCGGGGATGCCGATCGCCGGCAAACCCATCAGGCACGAAGCCGTAGCCTTGAACTCCGATTCAGCCAGCACCAAATGCTTGAACGGTTTCTCCCTATCGGCAAAGGCAACCTTCATCAGGGGCAGCGGGATATAGATTTGCACCCCGATGTCCGGCAGCCCCATCTTGTGGGGCCTCAGAAAGTAGACTTCATCCGAGTTGTTCAAATAGGGGATCAGGATTCGATCATCTTTTAAGGAAGCTCGAAATCTATCCGGCACACTTTTCAACTCCGCCTTGCTCACCAAGTATTGGCCGCAAGACTTCAGCTGCAAAAGATCTATGATTTGATCCGTAAAGCCGCGCTTCTCTCTCAACTCTTTTCTGTGATGATCCAGCAAGACGGCATGGCTGAATATTTTTTGTAAGATGCTTTTGAGTTGGTCAGCTTCCATTGAACACACGATCAATCAAAAAGAAGTGGGCGGGATGGAGGGCCCCGCCCACCTTGTGAAAAAAGCCCAAACGCCATTGCCTAACGTCGGAGCTTAAAGCGGCATATCATCAGAGGGATCGGATTGGACAGAGCTCTTCTCGTCGATTTCATCGTCGCTCAAATCGAGACTGTCATTCTTGTGGAGTTGCAGGATATGCTTGATTACCGGCGCCAGGTCTTCCAGTTCAGATTGCTTCACGTCAGAGTTCTTCACCTTCTTGGCATCGATCATAAAGAAGTCGTGCGGCCCGGACTGACCTTCGATGGAGCTCAAAGTGAATCTCTGCATGAAGGGAATCCGGCTCGGGTGGTAGGCAACCTTGTTGATGATCTCCTTGCCAGCCTTGTGATTGCTCTTGCGAAAATTCATCTGCATAGGAGTTTGAAGGATCTTTCCCGTCTCGAGATCGTACACAAGAACCATCATATCGATCGAGAGCTTGCAACCCGGCGGGATCGCTTTACCCTGCGAGTTCAGCTTTGACCAGTCATTCCAGTACTGGCCATGAGGGCAACGCATGCAAGGCACACCGTTCATGTTCTTGATCAGGTCGCGGCTAGAGCACGTGATGTTAGAGGTGTCCTTATCCAAAAGAGAAGAGGATTCTTTGATCAAGAGTGGGATGATGGTGAGCGAATTACCGAAGTTCTTGCCCATCTCGGTTGACGCAAACTCTCCCAGCTTCGCGATCCCCTTCTTGAAGGAGTCCGAGAGCGCGTTGGCGAGCTTGATCTTGGGGTGCTTGATCAGGTTCGAGCGGACCTGCATCATCCCTGAGAGATCTCCACCCAAGGAAGAGAGGAAGTTGCTGACGCCGGTTTCGGTTTTGGTTGCGAGTTCTTGAGACATGATTAGCCTTTCTTATTTTTTTTAACTGAGATGAATTGGAAACGTGAGTAAGAAGCGCCGGGGATTTCGACAGGGCACACGGGGTTTTCGGCGAGTTCCTTGGCGATTTTCTTAAAGGTTTGGTTGTGTATCTGATATTTCATGACTGACTCATAGCCGTTTTCTATCAGCCAGTTGTTAATCGCGTCCTGATCCTCGGCTTTGACGTTTAGCTTGTTCTCCATGGTGAGCTTGTTCTCGCCCAAATCTAGCTCAGACTTATCAACCCCTACCAGGAAGGGGGCCCAAATCTGGCGGACCTCTTCAAGCTTTTCATTGTAGTCTTTTTCCAACTCTTTCAAGTTGATTTGTGCCAAGTCAATCAGGTGAGCTAACCTTATTAACAAATCTGTTTTTTCTTTAATTAAATTTTTGATTGATTCAATCTGACTTTTCTTTCCTTGATCCTCGACCAATTGGATCGCTTTAGAATCAGATATAATTTCATCCAATATTTCACTCATTTGTTCACCTTTTAAAATTTATTAATTAAAAAATATAATCTTTGTGAACAAATATTCTCTTGTCTAGACATAAATCTGTTTTTATTTTTAATTCAGGTTGGCACCAGCAGAGATATGAGTTTGTATGATTGCTATTAAATTCCTTAGAGTGTTTGCATTCTGAATGAACAGGGAAATAGTGGGCATCGTCAGCATTAGCGTTTAACACAACAACCCATTCACGAATCATAGAGCCTTGCTAGGTTTTT